GAAGGGGTACTCCAGCATCAATGATGTCTTGGCTTTAGCCAAGCGTGTTTGTAAATCAGTCATTCATTTCTCCCATAAAGACTGCCATCTTGTCTGCAATAGCCTTGACTTGTCTGCCTTTCTGCTCACGTAAATCCCAGTCAACACGAAGTGCTTCAGGGTTCTCGTTAGCAAGTGATTGCTCAACCTGTTGACGCATGGTCTCAAGGTTAGGGTCATCAGCAAAGTTAAGCCGAGGTAAGATGCCACAGATGTCGTTGATATTTGAAACCAGTGAGTCACGAAAGATACCAGTAGGGTCATTCAGTTTGTCACTAGCATGCTTGACTACATCGTACAGTCGTTGCCATACTTCCTTCATAGCTTCCTGCGATGCATTGGTTACTCTGTCAGTAACCTGCTGTTGGATAGCAGACAGTTCTTCATCTGCAATCTGTACACGGAAGTCATCGGCAGGTACTGGCATGACAATCATGTCGATACCAAACTTAGCACGTAGACCATCAATGGTAGGATAGTCCTCCTCCTTGTACAGTCCGTTAGGTAGTAACCTCTGTGCATCCAGTTTCAACTGTGGATACACGTCAACGAACTGGTCAACTAGACCAAGCCAGTTAGACTTGTGGTTACGGAAGTCTGTCATAAACGACAGATAGTTTTTGGATGGTAGCATTTGCGTACCATTGATACCCCAAGGCAGAGTGTTCTTGTAGTACTCTGTCCGTATGGTGGTAGTCAGCTTGTGGATGTTACCGAGGTAATCATTGAGGGGAAGCAGAGACTTGTTGTATCTGCCTGCCTCAACCATTGTCTGATACTGGTCAGCAACTTGTTGTGTTACCTTCTTGTCATACTTACGTGCTGTCCACTGCGACACGTTAAGCTGAACTAGCAATGCTTTGTCTGTCAATTTCATACTTACCTCCATTAGAACAAGACATCTTGGTTATCGACTGCCCACTTAGTGAACGCATTGGAACTAGCAAGCTCATCATTCTTGCGAGTAGCATACGAGATACACAGGACAGAGAACTCTTTGGGCATACGACCAACGTAGGTAATAACCCTATCGAAGTTAGCTAGCGTAGCCTTGTGAGCAAGAGTGCCACACAATGCATACAACGTAGCAGGGTCATCAGGTACGTTAGCTTGAGTAGGATTCATCAGTATGGTGTCAGGGTTAGGTAGCTTACGATGTATCTTGAGGAAGCCAACGAACTCTGCTGCAGCACCTTCACCAACTGCACCCTTGAAGCATTCATACTCTGCATCAGCAGGTACAATACCAATCACATCAGACACACCCTCAACCCATGAACGTGGTGTTGGATTGACATCACGCTGTGGATCAAAGTCATGTAGCAGATTAGGTCTGAACCGAATGAATGAGATTAGTTCTGGCTTGACTTCATTCTCAATAGCCCAAGCAGTCCAGTCATCAAGGTGTGTTTCAAGTTCAATGACAGTCTCACGATTACGCAAGTGAGATAGGATTCTGTTAGCACCTGCTCTGTCTTGCTGTCTGTTACCAGTAGATATACAGTGCCAACCCTTCTTCAGTGGTACACCATGCAATGTCCTAGCTTGTAGTATGTTAGCTAGTACCTTCTGAATATCAGCAGGTGCTTGGTTTCTGTCATCGAAGCAGAGTATACCCTCGTCTGGTATATCTGTTCTGCCTTCAGCAGGATACCAATCTGGTAGTTTGTAACCGAATGAATTACCATCTGTTGCCATGTCTGGCACACCGAAGTCCTCGACAAGCATGGTAGGTGTATGCTTCTCGATGTAGCCAACAGTCAACTGCTTGGCAACTTGTTGAGAGATGGTAGTCTTACCGCCCCCTGGCTGACCTTCAATACAGATAGGTCGCTTGGATTTGAATAACTCTTTCAGAGTTTCGTTTAGTAGTGTAGCTCGCATCTTATATGTCTCCCTTCTTGTAAATATATTTGCGATGGTCAACGCCGAGTGATACCACTTGAGTACCAACCCTTGCATTCTTTGCAGCTTGTTTGTTTGGGTAATGGATTATCTTCCCCCCCTCATCACGAACTGCATTTCCACTTTGCTCATGCCGTAGCATGAATAGCTTCAATTGTTTTGCCATACTTCAATTACTCCTTCCCATATAGCAGTTGGTGTTAAGCACGAATGCTCGTATGTCCACAGTGATTCATCCCATGTCTCACACCCAAGGATGAAGTTGACACCAGTGAACGCCAAGAGAATACTGAATGCAGTAAGCACCAGTATCCCCCCTAATATTTCGATTAGGTTTCTCATTGAAAGAAACCCCAACCAAAGTAACTGTCAGCAAGTGTCAAGCAAACAGTTGACACTACGCCATACAGCACCCATGAAAGAATGACAGATAGTTTCATTTGACTACCCCCCCTTTCACATTGATACCAACAAGGTCATCACGATTAGTGACAACGATGTAATTAGATTTGTGTAATGGCACGACTGTATGCTTGACTGTACTGGCATGCTTACCACCACAATCAAGACAAGTTACATACCCCAGTTGATAGCGTCCAACAGGGTATTGATTAGCGCAATATACACAGCGTTTAGTTTTCATATACATATCCTCCAATAGGGGTTGGACAGGGTGCATTACACACCCTGCCACAGTGGTTAACATTACAGTACGATTGTCTTAGCACCAGTTGATACAGACTTGTCATCGTCAGCTAATACAGCGACATAGGCTCCGTATCTGCCACCAAGTAACTTGGCACTATACTTGTCCATATCCAGAGCCTTCAATTCAGCGACAGTAAAGCCACCTTTACGACCCTTCTCTATATCAGGACAGAATACAGATACAGTTACTTTGTGCTTTTCAGCAGCTTCCAACATTACACTATAAAGCTCAGTAATACTCTCAGCTGTATAAGCAGTTCCAGCCACATGATTACGCACCTTTACAGTCTTAGCAATAGGTGCAACATAAGCCTCAACAGTACCATCAAAAGTTCTAGCCATAATAAACCTCCAGTATAAAAAGAGTTAGAACATGCTATAACGAGACCACCTCGCCAAGCCCGACCAGAATAGCAAATCCGAGGCGAGTGTCAAGTTAGCCCTCGCTGTTTAATATATATACGTTGTACTATAGATCACGTTTTATATCTATAAGAGTTCAACAATATCAATGTTTTATAGGCAAACAATCTAAATAATCTAACAATCTGCTATGTAATGTTAGATGCGCAAACCTATATACCCCCCTAAGTGGTGCTATCTATAGGTGATATGTGTAAAATACGTATATTATTTAGATTATTTAGATTAAAACACACGCTAATATGGATAGATGTCAAGGAAATGCCAGGCTTATGGCTGTTTATAGTGTACAGTTAGGTAATATAGAACCTCATAAAGTGTGTATAGTTGTATATAGATTGTATAGATCGCTTATCCCCCCCGATGTATAGCCTTTTTTACAGGCATGCGATAACCCCCCGAGCTATGGTCTCTACTATACTTAAAAATAAAAAGAAAAAGAGAGGGGCCGAAGCCCCGTCTCCTTATTTTAGTTGTTGTTCTTTAGCTACTAGGACTTCGTAGTGGTATGTAAATACCTGTTGTCTTGTATATCCATCGAAGATCCCTGTCTCTTCTGTCTTTACTAGACACTCTATTAGTCTATCTACTTTGTCCGCTTCCAGCATCTGATCTGCTCCTCTATAAATACCCACATTAGCAGGATGATTAGTACAGTTCCGAGTAGTAATACTAAGAAGTCTTTATCCATGACGTTTCCTTTCCTTTAAAAGTAGGGAGCACAGCGCCACACTGTGCTCCCTGAGTTGTTACCTACTGCGTACTGTCAGTATCCTCGCTTCAAGACCATGCTTCTCGATGCAGCGCTTGGCTACACGCTTCGCTTGGCTCCACGTTGCACACACTGTGGTGTGATACGTAGACTTGAACTTATCGGCACTGACTCGTACCTGATAGGTAGTTGTGCGTAGTTTTGGCATAGTTGCCTCCTCGATGTTGCGAGCGGAGCCGAAGCTCCGCTCTGGGTTAATTAGTATCCGAAGTTGAACTTCTTGACAGTTGACTTGCGTCCGCTGAACTTTGAAGTCTCGGATGCCTTAGCTATGTTCAGCTTCGGCGGAACGCCTCGGCTGTTGTAGCATGGGGAAACCCAAACCTTGATGTCGTCACCGAGCTTCTTCACTACTGCCCGAACGTGGTCGATAGTGAGAGACTTGCCCTCGGACTTCAGCGTTGCATTCGTATTGAACGCAATCACATTGAAGTTGTAAGGGTTAAGCACCGTACCTTTGGGTAACTTAGCGTCTAGTAGACGGTTAAGAATGACCATCGGCTCATTCGGTGAGTCAGCCTGACCCGCTTCGCCACGCCTCAGCATAATCATGCTGATAGGCTTGGAAGTTTTGCCCTGAAAAGGACACCTTTGGTTGCCATTATCGAGCGCAACCAACCCGTTATAAAGTGAGGACATAAGTCCACCTCCTAGGTTGTGCCACGCACAGACCACGCTGTGCGTGGCGGTTAATGCCAGCGGACACCATGTCTCGCTGACAACTTCACTAAAGCAAAAACGTGACACAATGTCAAGTTACTAGGGTTTCTGCGGGTTACAGGGGGGGTCTATTTTGCGTGGCAGTCGGTCGCCTATAGTGTGTCGGAGGGGGGTACATGGACTGCGTTCGATGACCGCCTTGTATATAAGTAACCCTCATATAACACGAGCCATTTTTTAGAAGGTGTAAAGTTACGAAGTTTCTTGACACGATTGTACATTACACATAGGATCAACCGTATGGATACGTTACCGCTTAAACATACTAAGTGGTCAAACCGACTAGCTTTCGATATAGCCCTGATGCTAGAGGGCAGCGGTGAGACCTTGGACGAACTGAAAGATCGACACTCGGTCAGTGCCGATGATGTGTTGGTATTCAACAAAGATCCTGTGTTTCTCAAACAGGTCAACTCTTATAGGGATGACATTAAAGAGAAGGGCATGACGTTCAAGCTCAAGGCCCGAGCACAGGCGGAAGAACTACTGACAACTAGTTGGACGTTAATCCATTCTCCAGAAGTATCGCCCGCAGTTAAGGCTGACTTGATAAAGTCAACTGTTAAGTGGGGCGGATTGGAACCAAAGAATGATACAGCTATAGAGGGGCAAAGTGGCGGAGTTAAAATTACAATTAACCTCGGAGGTCAAGACCACATCGCAACAACTACAATTGATCAAGAACCTGAGGGAGAAGTTCTCGAAGATTTACGAGGGCAGACCGATGGCGACATTCAAGACGTTGGGTGAATGCGAACGGATGGGTAAGCAGCTTGAGGATCTGGCTATTACCTTTAGACAAAGAGTGTTTCGTAAAAAACATATAGTTAGTCCAGGTGATAACTGTGCAAGTACCACAGCGTATGAGGGCGAACCGTACGCTATAATTTTGCTGGGTAAGATATGAACATAGACTTTACACCATCAAAGACTTGTACAGAGTTTATGAACTCTGATGCAAAGATGCGTGTCCTTATGGGGCCAGTCGGGTCAGGTAAGTCGGTGGCGAGCTGTTTTGAAATTGTCCGTAGGGCATCACAACAGCATCCTGGTCAGGATGGGGTGAGACGCTCCCGTGCTGCGGTTGTTCGTGAAACTGTTCGTCAGTTGACTGATACGACCATTAAGACGTTTCTCGACTGGTTCCCACCAGGGGTATGCGGTAACTTCATGCGTACTACTAAAACCTATTTCTTTAAAGTTGGCGATGTCGAGTGCGAGATTATGTTTCGTGCGCTCGATGACGCAGACGATGTGGCAAACCTGAACTCCCTTGAGCTGACCTTTGCGTGGTTCAATGAGTGCAGAGATATTAACCCAGAGATCGTGGATGCCATGTCCAAACGTATTGGTAGATTCCCGTCCGCCAAGGATGGGGGGCCTTCATGGTTTGGTATGTGGGGAGACACGAACCCCCCAACTATGGATACATGGTGGTATTACCAAATGGAGAAGCTAGATCCCAAAGATGGGGTCAGCGATAATGATAACGGTTGGGATGTGTTCAAACAACCCTCAGGCAGAAGTGCTCTCGCAGAAAATGTGGAGAATCTACCCGATGGATATTATGACACCCAAGGTCGCTCAGAAGATTATGTACGAGTCTTTATTGACGGTGAATACGGACTCAGCTCAGCAGGACAACCAGTATATAAATACTTTAGACCAGACTACCA